TCAGCTCTTTTTCAGTTCAAGGACAGCGGACTCAATCAGCTTGTCAATGGTGTCGGAGTCGAGCTTATAACCCTTGCTGTTCAAGTATTCCAGTACATAGGCTTTCTTCTCCGCGCCGCGACCCGCGCCGTTGTAAATCATTTCTGCGGCTTCGACCGCAACTTTCGTCCACGCCTTGATTTTCTCGAACTTCTCAGCGTCCACTTTCTCTTTCAGATAAGGGATAAGGAAAGTGGTAATGACTGCTACGAGCAGGGTGATAACAGCGGAAACAACATTGGTAATGTCAGTCATGGTGATACCTCCTCAGTAATTTTCAGAAAAATGTGTTTCGTTTGGTGTGACTTTGTTTTGTCTCATCAGTTTTATTCGGTTCTCGACCTTTGCTTTTGAATAATAGAATCCCGTACCCGTGGCAACTTCGGCGGCTACTGACGGTATAAGGTAGGCAAGCGGCGAAAGGTCGAGAGTACGCCAAATCATTACCATCGTAAAGACGATAACGACCGCATTGATAATTCCCGCCACGATGAGGATTTTCTTTGAAAATTCTTTCGGTGGCTTTTTCTTTACCCTCCGCATACCGTCAACCTCCTTTACACTTTGGTGAAAGTATTGCGGTCAACCCAACCGTAGACCGTAGACTCTCCATCGACATGGACAAGATGATAAGGGTGCTTGCCCTTTGCATAGATTTGCGTGATTTTCGCCTTGCCGCCCTTACAGGACACCGCTCTATCGCCGTTAGAGCTTGCGTAGTGAGTTTTTCCAGTGAACGAGACATAATCACCTACCTGCGGTGTCCACGCGCTCTGAGAGGGCGTAGAAGCGGCAGAAACGACACTCAAGAACTTCGTGTTGATAGGACTGCAAATCGCGTTCTTCCCGTCCACAGACTTGTCGATAACCGCTCTGTCACCGCTGACCTCGCGGACAATCCAGTTCTTTGCTTTCACCCAAGCAGGAATCGCCTTGCCGCCGTAATAAGTAGCCGTGGAGGAGATTTTAACGGTATCTCCCGCCTTAACAGAGCTGGTAGTAGGCTTGTCCTCAGTCGGAGTATCAACTGCCGCACCGAGCCGCCTGTTGACCTCTGCCGCTATTTCACCATGACGGTTATACAGATAATCGCCGGGACAGGATTTGTTCGCATAATCGCGGTGAACGGTCATATTGCAACCGCCAAGGTGATTCATGCGCTTGTTCTTGTCCGTACTCCATACGAGCTTTTTGATACCGTTACGGCGGCAAATATCGGTTACAAGGTCGAGCATTGCGGCATACGCCTTGTCATTCACCGCATAAGGGTGTTTGGTATCGCTTGCGACCTCGATGGTGATAGCGCGGTTGTCGTTTGCCGCGCTTGAGGTACACCAAGAGCGGTCTTTTTCCTCGACATACATACCGATTTTACCGTCTGCACCAACACCGTAGTTGGAGCTTGCCTGTCGGGAGGTCGGTGCAAAAATATTGCCGAGCGTTTCCACGGAACACTGCCCCACGACACAGTGAATGGTGATAGTGTCGATTTTGTTTCTGCGCGGACTTGTCTTATTGGGGGAAATCCGCGTGTAGTTTACGAGAGGGCTGTTACTCATCTTCGTCTTCTCCTTTCCCGTTACTCAGTTCGTCCAACATTTCCGGCGTGATTTCTTCGCCGTGAGTTTGGAAATACGACTTTTCTTCCATAGGTCAATCCTCCTTGTCTTTGAGTGAGAGACGGTCAACCTCTTTCATAATCTTTTCGGCAGTACCGTTTCCACCCAATTTTTTATACGGTAAGTATAAATAATCATGCAGGTTCTCATATTCGTCTTTGGTGATATACCCGCGCTGAATATAACACTCACCGAGATAGCAAATGCGGTCGTGCCCAAGACCTTTCAGCATTTGCCCCTCCGCGCTGTCTTTAGACTTTTTGCTTTGGATAAGACTTGTGAGGAACGCCCAAAAGCCTGTGCTTGCAAAGACCGCCCCTACAATGCTGATAATCAGTGTGCTTTCAGAAACCATTTAGCTAAATTCCTTTCGTTTAATGTGAGGATTTACATTTACATGACCTCCCAATTACTATCGTCCCACGCGGCGGTAACGCCTGTCTCACCGACCCAAACCTTACGGACACCATCATGGACATAGAACCCGTTTGCGATAAGAGCCATGCTTTTTTCCCATACAAAGGGGTTATCGGCAGTGCCAACAGGATTTTCCTGCTCTTTGTACTCCTGTCGAACCAAAACCTTGTTCACATAGAAGTTCAGCCAGTCAAAGCCGATTTTGTCAGACTGTGTGAGAGTGGTTTCAATACCACCTGCCGCTTCTACGGTATCGACAATTTTCTGATTATTGTCAATCCGAACCTTTAGCTTTTTCGCGTTGTCGATATAAAGCTGTGCCATTATCTGTTCACCTCCAAAATTTCCAGTGCGGCTTTCATGTCCTGCACGATACTTGCGCTTTCGTTGACCTCAAGCGTTCTGCCAGTGATAAGCCAATCGCTGAGATTGTTCTCGATGTCCTCTTGCAAGCCCTCACGGTTTTTCAAGAGGAAAGTGTACTCATCGTACTCGAACATGGTGACAGAGGTTTCCGTCTGCGGGTCAATGTCAGTGACTTCTTTGATGTTTTCACGCAGTCTGACCTCTACATACCCCTCCAACGGCAGGTAAGACTCCATCGACAGGGTTACGGGAGAGACATTTCCTTTTACTCTCAT